GACCGCATTGACCACCATTGTTAACAGTACCACCACGAAGGCAGAGACGGAAACCGCTTGTTGCGCCGGACGTATTCCAATAATATGCACACCAGTATGTGGTCTGACTACCGCCGATGGCGGTAGGGAAATTCTCCAGGTTGTCCATGGAGAGCATGGTCGCCCATCCTTCACCTTTTTTGATGGAGGTGCTGTAGGCCTTCATACCCGTCTCGTTGCCGATTGTCCATGTGCCATAGATAGATGGTGCCACGAGGTGGGTGACGGAGGTGTCCTCGTTGACTCGGCAGAACTCGTCATCCATTTGGTACCAGAGATTGCCGAAGCTGTTTTTAAGGCCGAAGAAGGAGTTGACCTTGGCCGCATACCAGGTAGAGCCGTCATCGTTGAGTATATTGACGGTAGTCTCTCCGCAGCTATCGCCCAGATCGAGACCGGCATCCATCGGGACGAGCGGGCGGCAGCCGTTGTAGCTATTCCACGCACTCCAGTCTTTTTGTGTCGCGCCAGGACCAAGACCACCCTGATAGAGTCCGTTTGCATCTCGCTCAGTGTTGACTGCCGCCTGTGCGTAGTGGGTGCCGAAGATAACCCCGAAGAGCGCAGCGGTCACGGCGAAGTGGCGCATCGAGGAACAGAGCCACCCCGTGCCGTTCTTTCTGGCCGCAGCTCGCCAGTACTCTGTGTTTTGGCTGCAGGCTGGCTTGCCGAGGAACGAGCGGTTGGTGTTGTCGAGGGTGGCATCGTTATTGCCACCTCTGTAGTCTGCGCCTGTATTAAGGAAGCTAACGAGGCGACCTGTGCTGCGCTCTAAAGTGGCATGGCCAGAGGCAGAACGTGAGCCGATAGGGATTGTGTAGTTGTATTCGCCTTTGATAGGAGTGAGTCCCACCATCATATAGAATAGACGGCCTACAATCTTGAATACCAGATAGAACTTGCGGTTCCATCCCCACTGATAATGTCCCTCTGATCCGTCTAACTTTGCAGCCTCTCCTGTGGCATATTTGTGATGATCTTTGGAGTCGAGTTTTCGGCGGCTATGGTCATTCTTGACCAGGTAGCAACCGAGACCAAGCTGAATTGGCAGCTCTCTCAAGAGCTCAAGCGATCCCACATAGGTTGCTGCCTGAGGGGTTGCGTTGTCTAGATTCCAGACGCGCCCGCACCAAAGATTCTGTCCCATATCTACAGCGTCTTTGAGCGACATCTGCTGCGCAGTACCCGTTTTTTTGTCATAGACCTCTATCTGCTTGTCTGTTGCGGTCATATCTGCTGCAGGGAGGTCTGATACCTGCTTAGCCCCATCGAACGCAGCGATGATAGCCTTGACCTTTGTCTCTTCTTCTGATGTTAAAGCCATAAAATAATGTATTTATTCGATTAAACAATACGTAATGATGTTCCCACCTTGCGCAATTTTCCTGATGCAGACAGGCGAAGGCGTGGCTGGCGAACTGTAATGTTCACCTCCTTCCAAAGAGGTGTATTGGCGGTAGGGATAACCCAGAACTTAGTAGTTCCCTCGCCTTTGACGGTGAGGTTACCGCTCGGATCAACCTGCAGCGAATCACCATCTACACGCTGGTAGAGCACGCTCTGAGGTAGGTAGTTCGGTATGAGATTGGCAACGATGCGCTGCGCCACTTTATTGCGTAGGCTGATTTCCGGGAGATAGTTTAGGAACATTCGCGATGGCGCAATGAAACCTGTGACTATTTGCCCTGCCAATCCATCCATTTGTGCAATCTTGGCATCGGCTCGCTTGGCGGCAGCATCTGCCTCTGTAGCCTTTGTCTCAGCCTGTGCTGCCTGTGCTGCTGCAGCAGTAGCCTGCTCTTGTGCAGCATTTGCTGCACTCTGTGCGAGATTTGCTGCCTTGTTGGCGTCGTCGGCTGCACTCTGTGCCTTGATGGTTGGTGTCTTATCGAGCCATCTGCGCCATTTGGTGTTTGTATCCGAAGGAGTTGTTGTGTTACCATCCTCCAGTGACGCATAGACTCCTGTAGATGTATGAACTATATCCCCTTCATCGTAGCCCCTAACAGTCTGTCCATCCTCTTCATATGAGTAGTCCGACTTCCAGGTACCTTGATCGGTGAAGGCGACATTACCAACAACAATGATATTTGTATTATCTGCCATATTTATTAAACTTTAATGACTAACTTGTTTCTGCGCTTGACAACATGCTCTGCGACATTGCTTCCGTAATCTATCATAAGAAGCTTGTTGCGATGCTGGCGGAATGACGGATACATAGCACCGCCTCGGGCAATGACACCCGTATCAACATATTCATGTTTGGAGAGGTCCCATTGCCACCAGTTGCCATTGCTTCCCATTTTGGGCGGATGATCGTTCATTTCCTTAGCGAGGTCTGTCTGCAAAATAGAATTGATGATGGCAGTATTGGTATCAGACTGACGCTTGTTTTCAGCAGATACTCTGCTGTTTTCAGCCAGTACCCTTCCGCTTTCTGCGGTTAGACGTTTATTCTCAGCTTCCGCTCTTGCAGTTTCTTGCTTCTGTCGTGCTGATTCCTGACTCTGCCGAGTCGTCTCGTTGACGCCTCGTGTAGTTTCTGCTGATTGTCTGTTCTTCTCCTGGCTTACTCTGGAGGTTTCCTGATTCTGCCGTGAAGTTTCATTAGAACTACGTAAGGTTTCAGACTTTTGTCTAGCGGCTTCCTGTGCCTGCCTAGTTTGCTCTGCTGTCTGTCTGCCACTTTCATTTTTCTCGATTGCAGTCTTGCTAGCCACAGTATCCGAAGTAACCTTCTTGGCTGCTTCGGTCGCAGTCTTACTCTCAGCTACGGCATTATCTACCTCCTGCTTCTTAGTCTCCAGCTCCTCCCTAGCCTTGTCTGCATTTGCTGCAGCCGTGTTGGCCTTTTCTGTTGCAGTATTTGCAGCTTCAGTCACCTTTTTGGCTTTCTCCAGCTCTGCGTCAATATCACGGGTGAACACCTTCATAGGTACGATTACCTGCTTGCGCACACCAGCCTGATCGTCATAGAGGGCAGGAACGGTAGATACATGATCGAGGGTATTCACCTGTTCGCACTCGAAGACATTCTTAGATCTTCTCGCCAAGTAATCGTTGAAGTGCGGCATCAAGGCTGAACAGATTGCTGACCAGTCTGAGTTCTTGAATGCCTCTTCGAGGTTGCTGTTAATACTTGTATTACTCATAAATGAAAAGCTTATATGTTATACTTTCGACTTTCCTAAACCGATAGCTTTTTCCACAGCTTCGATATAGCAAGGTGCAGTTGACTTCTCTACAACAGCAGTGATGATATCTGCCTCTTCTATTGAATAGTCTGTTTCATCATCGCCATTCCACATTTTAACGGCTAATGCCTTACCTGCAAGACCGCAGCCAGCGCCCTGCGAATATATAAGGTTCGCTATCTGTCTGCGGGCATTGACAACCTGACACTGGTTCTTGTCGAGTGTCATAAATACTTCCAAGTGTTCTAATTCTATCTTCATAATCTAATTAATTTTAATTTGTTGTATAACATACAATCCACTGACTTCCGTTATACCATAGCCAACTAACCTGACCTCTAGTATCAGAGTACCACGTTGTTGCTGAGCTGGCTCGGCGAACATCGTAAATTCCTTTGCCTGATGAGAACGTCACTCTGCTTCCTCGCTGAATGATTGTGTAGCATTGCCCGTATTTCGGGGAAGATGGCAGATATATCGTTATTGCCGAAGTGTTGTAACACTCAACCGTGTAATGATACTCGGTTAGTGTCTGATAATTAGCAGCCAAGCGTACAAATGACGGCCTTAAACCTATTACATCTCCACCTCTAATTACGATAGCATGATTACCTTCATACGGATTCGTCATATCAAAACTGCCGACCTGGTCTGCCCATCGTGTAAGCAAGTCTAACGCCGTACACATCTTTCCTCCAGAAATGGGGTCTGATGGCGTTGAAGTACCAGCGTCTATATGAATTAATATGCCTGTACTCAAATTATTAGACGGGCTTGTTGTAGAAAATATCCGTAGTCCTGTTTTCATATAACTTCCGCAGGTAATGAAATAGCCTTCACCGTGCAGATAGGCTTGATTCATAAACTTCAGACATTCATTCGACAGACCCATACCTTCCGTTTTTCCGACAGACCCTATTGTATATTCTCCAATATTGAATCCTCCTATACTACCGCTCGTCGCATTTACTCTACCCTTCAAACTGACATTACCCTTCTCATCGAGGGTAAAATTGTCCGTTGTGATTGTCAGCGTGCCTCCAGTGAATTTCATGCAATGACCTTTCAATACAATATTGTCTGCTGAGATTTTTGCGTTAGATATCAGCGTACCAGCATCATCTTCTGTGATGAAGGTTTCTATTTTGGACGAATGCCCTGCAACAACACTCTCTAACTTTGCGAAATCAGAAGCAACGACGAGACCAGAACGGATTTCACCCTTCTTTTCGTCAATTCTCGTGTTAGCGATTGTTGTAACCGTAGGTGTTATGGATGCGACACCTGATGCAGTCAGATTGCCTTTGGCATCAAACATTCCTGATGCTACATTCCAGCCGCTTGCATTCTGCTGAACTGTTGTGGCAGAATCTATGGATTCATCTACATCTTCCCAGGCTCCGCCAGTTCCACGCATCACGACGAAGCGATAGAGATGACCAGTAGCATATCCTTTCGCTCCTGGTTCAACCACATACCATAATGCACCTGCATGGCGCTGGCATTCTGCTTTTGTCCAGCTCAGATTTGTGAAGCTTGGAGGTGAAGCCTGCTGATAGAACTCTGCTACTCCACCATCTATGCGAGCGTTGACAGCATCTATTGCTGACTGCTTAGCAGTCGAGATAGAACTGTTCAGTGCAGACACTTTGCTATTAAGAGTTGACGTATCAGCCTTGTTAGCTACAGTAGTGGATATACCATACATGGTCACCTTCAATTCTGCGACACTCTTCTTAGCAGTATCGGCAGTCCCCTGCGCTGCATCGGCTGCGCTCTGGGCGTTGTCGGCTGCTGTCTGAGCGGCTGAGACCTTCAAGGTAATGTCCTTGGCGCTCTGGTTGATTGCTGATGTGTACTCCTTGGTGATTTCGCCCTTGGCATTGGCTATCTTGGTATCTACCTTGGAACCGATGCCGTCAACGGTCACCTTCAGCTCTGCATTCTTCTTGATGGCAGTATCGGCAGTACCCTGAGCTGCGTCGGCTGCGCTCTGGGCATTGTCGGCTGCTGTCTGAGCGGCTGATACCTTCAAGGTAATCTGATCTGCTTTTTGGGTGATGGACGAAGAGTATTCGCTTGTTATGGTATAATACTGGTTCTTCAGCTTCTTATCAACAGATGATGTGATACTGCTAGATGTCTGAGTAATCAGGGAAGAGGTATCTTCTCGATTCTTCTTATCCTTAGTATCGACATACTGCCGAATTTCACCCTTTTCTGCATCCAGGTCTATACCCAGCTGCGTAGTCTTGCCATTCACCTTATCAATATTCTCGCCCAACAGCTTGATATTGCTTGCAGTCTGAATGATTTGAGTACTCACCGTCTTGGATAGCTCACTGAGCGGTTCGTCGGTGACAGATACTACAGCAACGTAGCAATCTCCAGAATATCGGATGATGAAATCACCGGTGCCGTTCCACCGGCCTTCCATACCTACAGTCTGCCACTCACCAGAATATGATATGTTTACTGTCTTCGCAGCCAGTTCATTTACTTTGCCAGTCACGACCTTGCATCCCTCGAAGCCATAGGTAAGCTGCCCAGCGCTCTTGGCGTAGATGCGGACATTTACATAGAGCTTATCCTGCACCTCGACTGCGGAACCTTCTGTCTGAGCCAATCCTGCGTCATTAATCGAACCGCTTCCCTTCACATATTCCTTATGAGTTCCTGGTTGTTTTATGTCAGCATTAGCTTGTCGCAGACCGCAGTTCTGTAAGCGAAGCATCTGCCTGCCATCGCTCTGCTCCAGGGAGACCTTTCTGTTACCACTAGTTGATAGTGATCCGTTCACCATAAACGGCAAACCATTGGCATCAACCCACAATTCCGTATCCTCACCTTCATTCATCTCCCAATTGGCGATGATTGTGTTATCTGCATCTGTCACCTGCTCCAGGAATTGCCCATTCTCAAGATAGTTTTTGCCATTGGTCAGCTCATAGCTGGTCTTGGCAAATCGACTTGAAAACATATTCTCAAGAACCTGGAACTTGGTATCCACGCTCTCGCCAGTCCTGCGCAGAATCAGGTCGCCTACTGCATAGAGGTTATTCAGATACTCACCGAATCCCTGTAGTCTGCCGAACCATGGATGCACGATGCCTTCCAGGTTACCTAGTCTGCCCTTCAACGCTCCTTCTGGGTCTGTTTTCAGGCCATAGACTACATCCATGTGAGGCGAAGCTGTACCTACAGTTATAATCTGCATGATACCCTTGCGGTCTGGGTCGCTGAGGTTATCCACTCGCACGAATGTGTCCTTCTTCTTGATGAGAGCTTCTGGTGTGGCTCCCGCTATCGAAGAAGTGAAGTTGGCGAATTTCACCCAGTCCAAACGCTTATCACCATCTTCGAGGCTTCCGCAGCCTGCATCCGTAACAAGCAACTCATAGTTTTTGGTTACGTAGTAGTCATTGCTGCTGTTAGGCATACCGTTAAACTGCTGCACCATGATGATGTCGTTGCGGCGGAAAGGATTGTAAAGCTTGCCATCCTGCGTATTGAGATACACCTTGCCGCTATCTGCATCGTAGTGATCCACCTCCATCATGCCGGTGAAGATACGGTTGTCGTTCTCGCCCAAGAGTTGTGAGATAATCATTTCATAGACACGGAGCGAGCCACGTACAATAACGTCATCAAACTCTCCCGTCCACTTATTCTCCTGTACGCCAGCCGCATTGAAGATAGGTTTATTATAGATACCCCAACCCTTACCCGTCAAGAAATCAGAAATAAACTGTTTACTGAAGAGATTGCCATCAAAGGTAGAATCACCCTTAACGTGCAACTGCTTGACGGTTGCAGATCCCCACGCCAGCAATTCGTCCACACACAGCTTGTATTTGCCGGTATCATCTTTTCGGGCAATCATAAAACCCTTCTCCTCGTCTTCATTCGCACCATCAGAAGCAATTGTATGAGCGATGATATTACCCTCCGCATCAAAGCGAAAATCATTCGCAGCATCAAATACGAATTTGTCGCCCACCTTTGCCTTGGAGAAAGCCAGCAACTCATTGATATTCAGCTTATACTTTCCGGTCTTCGGACTGGTCTGTATGATAGAAAAGCCCTTGTGCTCTGCTTCATTCGCATTCTCGGAAGTGATAGAATGAGCGATGATATTACCCTCCGCATCAAAGCGAAAATCATTCGCAGCATCAAATACGAATTTGTCGCCCACCTTTGCCTTGGAGAAAGCCAGCAGCTCATTGATATTCAGCTTATACTTTCCGGTCTTCGGACCGGTCTGTATGATAGAAAAGCCCTTGTGCTCTGCTTCATTCGCATTCTCGGAAGCGATAGAATGAGCGATGATATTGCCATCCGCATCAAAGGAAAAATCTTCTCCTACCAGCAAACCACCAAGTAGTTTCTGCACTTTCTCCCAGGTCACGGTTCTTTGAACTATATCATCAATATCCTTGCGGATGTACCTCTGCAAAACCTCTGCTTCTTCGTCAAGTTCTCCCGCCTTGTCAGCATACTTTGCACGATCAGCTGTATTAGCCGTATTGGCGCGCATTGCCAGATCCGCAGACTCCGCCTTCTTAGCCTTACCGGCTCTAGCAGCATAATCAGCTTCAGGCACATACTCACCTCCATAGCCAGACGCTCCGGAACTATTGCCAGTTCCGGAATTCCCTTTGGGTTTAACTATGATTTTTGTTTCTATCATACGACTTTATAATATTGTTAGAATATAATTAGAATATCTCTTTAATCGTCATCTGAGCAGTACCGCTGGTAAGATTATAACTGATGCCTTGCACATGAAAAGTCTTGCCGATTGCCGGATGGCGATACAGATAGAATGGAGAAACATTACCGTGCTCATCCATCAGATTCTGTTCCATGATAACTCTTGGCTCATGCCACTCCTGCCAGTAGTCATTGACATAGTGCTGCTCCGGCTTTGCCAATTCGCCATTGCTAGTATTGTAAACACCCAGCAAACTCAGTTCTGTGTCAACATTCAGCGGCGCAGAAAGACTAATGCCATTCTTTACACCGAGCGCTTTGCATTCCTCAGATGTCAGAGCTGTAGTGATCTTCATCTCAAGATCATCTTTGACATTCACGAAATTTTCTTTCGTGTCGCTCAGATACACCAGGTCATTCTCTGCACCATCGCTGCCAACCTTACCATGATCGCTTACAACCTTCACTTCAAACTCTTCCAGTAGAATATCGCTCACATGTGATAGGATAGGCTTCGTATTGCTCGACCACTTGGTATGTCGGAAGGCGGTAGGATGTCGTCGGATGATTTCTTCCCACACACTGTTGACTGGTCCGAGGATGATAAACTTCACAGCACCATGCACCTTGTCACTCATACGGACCGGAATGGCAGTTCCATCTGCATCCACATTATCAGTATAGCTCAGATTATTCTGTATGGAAAACTCTGTACCGATGATTTTGTCCCCAATCTTAGGGTCGAATCCCACCGAGAAACTCTGCTGGTAATATTCATCATCAGATGAGCATTCCTCTCTGGCCTTATACTTCATCCAAACATAATCCGATAGCTGACCATTACCCGTTCCCGCCACCTTATCGCTTCCGAGGAGCTGCCCAGGGCGTTTTTCAACTACGCATTTATCACCTATTATCAGCATACACTGAATTACGCCGACCTTCGACAACTTATCGGTGCTGTCCCCGAATGCACTGTACTTAAACTCAAACTCCTGCGGGCCTTCACCAGTAAACGGCATAAATCCGCCATCACTCTTCTTGTCCATAACATCATCTGATACCACCTTGCTTCTCCAGTTCTCCGTTTTCCAATATCTGCGTGTATAATAGCGACCATCTCCGTTATTGCGGCTTGGCACAGTCTGATGCCAGACGTAGATGCCATCCTGCCCACCGAAAGGTAAACTCAACCAGGTTTTATTTCTCAGATCATGATAATTAGCCGTCATCCTCATCAGAGGATTCATTACCATTTTCCCGGAGATTACGATATAATTAGTCGTATTTTCATCGCTAGGCGAGAATACACCACCAACTTCATTGCCTACATATTCTGCGCATGGTATCGCTTTCAGAAGGTCCGAGTCATTGGGATAGAATTCACTTTCCTCATCCTTGCCATTGCCGTTTACGCTGATTACCAGGTAATCGGTCATGGATATTTTCGATACGAGCGAATTGTCCTGTCCGCCGTTTGTCTTCTTGACGCTTCCTACAGACACCAGCATCGAGGCACCCGGCACGGTTCCCAGATAGTTCACGGCATCCTGCTGATTGACTCCCTGGCATAAATCCTTCACGAGATCTTTTTTCTTGGCACCATAAAAGCGCCAGTCCTGACACTTTCTTACCTGCACATACCAATCAACCACAGAACCACCATCGTAGCCAGTACTGCCATTCGCCACCAGTTCTGCAAATCCATGATAAGCTCTTTTACCCTCTCCATCGGAAGCGTACTCTGTCATATACTTCTGCATGCCGAGGAAAGCATTACGCAACGCATCGCTATCGAGAGGGCTCTTGACGATATTCTGCATCTCCTTCACATCAGCCGTCAACTTGAGCTGATTATACGTCTCCGCAACACTGATCTGCGTATCGCAGTCTGCTACGATAGACGTAGTAATATCTACCGTCCGAGGAACAATCGTTAAATCACCGCTCCCATTGAGGTTATGCCAGGAGTGAGATTTTCCACTCCTGATTGTCTCCCAGGAGAACAGATAGAGATTCATGCCAGCCTGCCTTATATGAAGATTGAGATATCTCAGAATTTCAGTCAACACATCCTCCTGAGTCCAGACATCATCCTCCTCATCACCAAGAAAGAGAAGTTCCGAGATACTGATATCCTGTAGTACGGAATACTGCTTATCCTTTTCCGCGGCCACATATTTGCTGCCATCATAGTATAATGGCTTATCATGACCGCCGAGAATATCAATACCATCCATCACACCATTCAGTATATCCATCACGATATCATGGAAGGTAAGCTGCTGCGCCTCTGCCTTTACCTTATTATATAGTACTAAAGGCGAACCGACATTCTTATATTTTGAATACTGAAGGGCTGAGAGTGCATCCACACAAGTCAGTTCTACTTCATCCTCACACTCATTATATCCCTGCGAGAAAGTCTGAGGCTCGATATATCCGGCAAAGAGACATTCTGTTCCCCGGTAGATATTCACTACAGCATCCCTACAGGATCCCGAGAAGAATTCCCTCACATAGTTCTCGCAGAGCAAGCGGATAGAAGCCTGCGAGCAGAGAATATGATCGAACGTATCATTCACCTGCGAGGTGATTTCCACCGGGTCATCAGAGAAGGTAATTCCGTTACCATCGCCACCTATCTCCACTTCCTTGGATCGATCACCTCGAACCAGGATATAAACGGAGATTTTCTCTTCTTTCCTGTTATAATAATAACCATGTATATACATAGCCTACTAATGCTTTTATAATGATGTTATAATACTATTATCTGATACGGATATTACTCCGCTTGCGATTGCTTCTTGTCTCATTCGCTACAGAGCCAACAATATCTCTTCCCCGCAGGCGCAGATTGATATCTATTGGTGCCTGGTCGTTCTCGATAAGGATGCCCTGCAAACGACTTGTAGAAGCCTTTACTCCTGGAGCAAAGCCATCAGAGATTCCGGTACCAACCTGCGCAGCAGCTCCGTAGAGGGATGCGCCATTGGCGATTGCGAAGAGTCTAGCCTGCTGCGCTGCATTCAGAATCATCTCCCCCGAATTGACACGCACCAGGACGTTATCGCCGCTTTTCTGGCTACCACCCACAATACCACCTGTAGCAAACTTGCTTATCATACCGATAATGCTAGTCAGCTGTGCTGCACCTGTAATACCGAAGGCGAGCCAGTCTATCCAGGTCTTGGTAGAGGTCATCGCTTGTGCGAAGGAAAGGACAATCTGACCTACGGCTGCCATCATCATGCCAGCCTTGGCTGCTGCACTGTCAGAACCAAGTTGCTGCATGGCGCTTCCAAGCGCTGCACAGCTCTCTCCGGCTACAGCAAGTCCTTTGGCTGTAGAATTAGAGATTCCATTAATGGTATGCAGCTGCTGCTGGACACTCTGAAAACTCGAGAGATTAATATTACCGAGGGATTGCAGCTTCTCCAGGTCTTCAAGACCTTCGACTTTAATCTCTATAGGATTTAACCTCAGTCGGCCAATCTGCTCATCTATATCAGACAATATATCTTCTGCCTTTTTCTTAATCTCGATATCAGGAACGTTTTCGATACCTAATCTTACCTTCAACATCCCTAACTCTCGCTGCTTTCCTTCCAGGATCTGCTGAAGACTCTTGACGGCAGCTTCATCAGCCGAAGCATTGATTTTCTTCTGTAATTCCCGGATTTCCTCCTCATAGAAATCAATACTACCCTCTAGAGCCTTCTCCTTCACTTCCGGCTTCGTTGTAGTTGTCGTACCGCCTTTTGATGTATTGCCGGAAGATGGTGGTGGAGGAGTTGAACTATACCCGGCAGTATGCTTGAAGTTTATTTTCTGTCCATTCTTGACGATGGACTCCATTTGCTTTTTCACATTCTGCTGCTGGCGGTAAAGCGAAGTCATCTTCCTGTTAACCTCATCAAGCTGACTGGTTCCCTCGACCTCGACCCTTTGCTTGACAGGAATAATCTTGCCGTCACCTGCATCTATCTGACCTACAGTCTTGGTTTCTGTTTTATTTTTCTTGCTATATTTCCTCAGCTTCCCGTTTTCATCATATTTAATATCGTGCTGCTGCTTGATCAGGTTTGCTGCCTGGTTGGCAAGTTCTCTCAGCCTAATTTCATTAATCATCTGATTACAGTATGCCTCAGAATTAGCCGTAAGCGCCTGATACCATTGTGACACGGTAGAATAATAGCCCATAGCCTCCCCATATTTGCTATTCATCTGCTGTACCAGAGTTTTCTCCTGTTCCTTGCTGCCCTTGAAGTCTTTGAGCTTGGCTATATTCAACGACATCTCACTACGTACGGATGATATCTGCTGAGCCGTTTGCTCGTGTGCCTGTTTCGCCTTCTCTTCCGCCCGCGATAGACTATCCACACTATTTGCAGCTTTATCACTACTAGCAGACAAAAGATTGATTACCTCTGTAAGGGCAAAAATGGCTATTCCGGCACCTACTGTAATATACAGACTTCTAACTGCTAGCCTTAAAGTTTCCGCGCTTACAGCAGCACCGGTAAAAGCAACAGACGCAACCTTGCAGATAGGACCAAACGTGGCTACAACCACAGAAGTTACTTTCGAGATATAACCGAGAGATTTAAGCGATCTGCCTAGAGAAATCGCCGCATTAGATGTAACAACCAGCTGAGAACCAAAATTTATGATCGGAAGCAGATTTCCAACACTACCTTGTATCACATCGGTGAATTCACCAAGTTTATTGTTTAGAAGTTGAATCTCTGCGCTTCCTGTACCACCCATGATGTCGAAGGCTTTACTAACAGTTCCTGCGCTATTTTGCATTTCAGCAGCATTACTCCTGAATTTATCTGCCAGATTACCTACCAAAGGAGTGATAGCACGAAGGCTTTCTGCACTACCGAAAAGTTTGCCGTAGATTTCCTGTTCCAACATACCGCTCGATGCAGAGAATCGCTTTATATCTGTGCTAAGAGACTCAAGGAATTGCTGCATTCCTCCAGCCGCCTTAATAGCCGCCGCATCAAACTGAATACCCATCTGCTGAGCCATTTCGGTAGCTTCGCTCGAAGGTTTTATAAGTGCCGTAAAAATAGCTGCAAGCTGAGTACTAACCTCCGCGGTATCTCCACTTACGCCGGTAAGTGTAGCAAATGAAGCCATCAGCTCATCTATCGACACTCCTAACGTCGAAGCTTGAGCCGTAACACGTGGCAAGGCTTGCGCCATCTGTTCGAACGAGGTAACACCGTTCTTTGCGGTTAACTGTATCTTGTCCTGTATCTCTCCAGCATTACTCCATTCCAGTCCGTAATTCTTGATAATGGTAGAAGTAACCTTTACCACTTCTCCTAGATTGGCAATACCTCCCACAGAGGCTTTGGCCGAAGAACGGAGATAATCAATCCAGTTGTCTTCCGGAACTCCATTCGAGATAACCTGGTAGAGACCACTAGCTAGTTCATCACGTGCGATTGGTATTTCCTTGGCAAGTTCCGTTACCTGCTGCTTCATTGCCGCAAATTCCTGTCCGCTCTTACCTGCCATAGTGTTAGCCGCTGCCATTGCCGACCCGAAGGTCCGGCTTTCCGCTGTAACCTGATTAAGCACACCCACCATCTGCTGGAAAGCATCGGTAACGTTTCTCCACGCCTCCGTAATCTGATTGGTATTAATAAGATTACCCTCTAGTTCTTTTGTAGCTTCATTGACACCACCCACCACATGTTTCAGATCATTTACAGCGGTAGTAGCTACAACAACCTTGTCTTTACCATCAATATTGAGCCGAATGTTAAATTTTACCTCATTAGCCATTTTTGCGATATTTAATTTGGATTATTGCGTCTTTTTTATTATATTTGCAGCGTGTTTAAAATAAAACGAAAATTATGAAATACGAAGTAAAACCCAACACAACAAGAACCGCTATTGGTTTGGTTTCCGTACTGAGCTTTCTGTTCGGTATGTATTTTTGCGACTTAGCCATGAGACATGGTTCGCCTTCATGGTTAGCAGAAGCCATGGTTTGGTGTCTCGCTGTCTTTTTCGTATCTCTTCTACTTTGGGGATTCATGACAATAAAAGACGACAATATCTAAGCTAATGTAATCCAGCCCTCTCCGCTGCCATTCTGTATCTTTTCATGATTTCCTCACGACTGAGCTTCTCTTTCACTTCTGGAATCTCAGTCTGCACTTCCTTATCCCAGGCAAACTGCATAATATCTCTAGCCTTGAGCTTATCCTTCGAGTAGGGTTGCAGGATGCACAGGCATTGCATTCTTACCCGTTCCCACTTGCCACGTTCCGCAGCATCTACAGCATCATGCCAAGCTTCATACGCTGCATAGTATTCAGATGGGGTGCATCGACAAAAGTCATCTATACTCATCCCCATACACCCCATAGCTATACCCAGAAGATGTTCCACATCCACCGGATCATCATTGCCCGATTCGGAATTTACTGTTCCTCCTCGCTTTTTTTTTCATTCGCTTCAGCTATTGCGGAATTCCACTTAGCCATATCTGCCGGAGACACTAAGTCGCAGAACATCGTGAAGTCAATGGAGAATTCAATGTTATCGGCTCGGCAGGCGCTCGATACGCAGCACCACATAAGCGTTAACAGTTCTTCCATATCCTCCCAGTTCATCTGACTGACATCCTTACCGACATTGCGTTTGAACTGGAGCATCGCTCCCATAGTGAGGCGACAAGGAAACTCCTTGCCACCAACCTTAATCATGATCTTATTCATCCGTTTCAGATTCTAAAGACGTTTCACTTACGGCCGAAACCGGGGATTCTTCATTCCCGGCATCATCGGTATTCAGTCATGCAGTTGCGGTCCCCTGCAAGCCTGTGCCGATTTTTTCAACCTTACCACTATTCTCAAGCTGTACACTATACTTCGCATCCTCGCCAGCCTGTGCATCGAGATCGAGCGAAGTAATGATGTACTTACCCTTGTACTGTCCGGCAGTCTTGCCTTCACGACCATCACCCTCACGAACAGAATAAGTTGCCTCGACAGAAGCTCCTGCCAGCTGGAGATCCTTCAGCTGATCATAGGTAGGCATTTCTGCATTGCTACCCGTCAGCACGACACCATCAGCGTTGATACTCTCAGAGAAGCTCTTTACAAACTTCTCCTTCCACTTGCCAGCGGAAGCTTCCTTTGTTACACGCTCGCCAGTCTCCGTACTGGTTGTAATCTTACACCCGGTACTGTAACCCAATGCCTTACCCCCAACTGAAAGAATAAGATCTGTTCCGTCTAATACGTCACCCATATTTTTTTCTGATTAAATACATTAAAAACAAGCAGGTCATAATACCTGCGATAATAAAAAACAAATCCAGGCAAACGCCGTTAGGAGGCTTTTTCTGCTCCGTTCTAGCATTGTTGCTGTACGACATTTCCATCTGCCTGCTAAGCAGACTTACCTGGTTTCGTAAGGAGTCTCGCTCACTCTCATACCGAAGGCACAGCTGCTGCAAGCTGTCACACGATGCCTCTACGATGATCGTTGGCATTTCACCACCGTCATTCGGCTTTACGTACGCCTTCACGTTAGCACGGCCATGCTTGCCGTTATAGCTTGCGCCCTGCGGCAGAGAGAGAAGATTATTCATCGGAATGCTCAACCGAACCGTGTCGCTCGCTATCGGCTGGGACCACATCGCCATTGTCTTCACCTGGCTTACCATCTGACTCAGACTTTGGCTTGCACTGTCGGCGCTTTGTACGCTTTGCACCAGGTTCTGTTCCTTCCTGGTCGTCTTCGTCGTGGCGCAGCTCACCACTGACAGGGCAGCTAGCGCGATGAGGACAAAGCTGAATAGCCTCAATAGCCCGCGTGAGCCTATTAAGTGCATAGCGGGTGCGGGCGTTCTCCTTGTTGAGTTCCTCGATAGCCTTTGCATTATCTTCTGCTGCATCATTCAGTTCTTTTTGTTTTGCCAGGAGTTCCTTGCTCACGTCGCCATACATCTCCTTGAAGGTGTCATGTATGCGCTTCGCCTGCTCAGCCTCCTTCACTTTTCGATTGGCTATCCAGGCGATGGCTGTACCAATGCCGCCCGGTAGGATAGCCCACTGCAGTATGTTTAGTATGATGTCTGTCATCGCCTTTCAAACCTTTCTTAACCTAATAAACTATCAACTATTACTGAAAAAATCTACGCTTGCCTGATACCTAACGAGCGAAGCCATTCCTGGACATCAAAAGACGGGCAGGCTTTCTTTGAATTCAACTCGTTATGTCCAACAATACGGATCTGAGGGAAGCGGCTATGGAAGTTTCTCACATAATCGGCAAGAGCCTTCTTTTGCTCTAGGGTGCGAGTATCTAGCGGCTTACCATCGTGCTTACTCACACCTCCTGCATAGACAACATGCCGGCTCACGGCATTATAGCCAGCAGCACCATTGGTAATCTCCCATGGATCCACCTCAGCATCCTCGTTATTATCTACCAGGCGTTCTATGCTGCCATCCAGATGCACAAGATCAGTATAGCCCACCTGCTTCCATCCTCTGCCGCCCTTGGCTGGAGGGTCGCAGTGCCAGTGCCGGATGTCGGCGGCTGTCACCTCCCGACCTTCCGGCGTGGCAGTGCAGTGGATTACCAGATATTTCATTTTTGCCATCGGTTAACCTGCGTTATAGCCTGAACGGATTACGCCGCCAGCGTCTTCCTTCATAGGCAGACAGATGAAATAATGACGGTATGAGATGAGATTGCGCTGCTGCTGTGGATCGTTCTCCGCGGCGCTATAATACATCTTGGTGCTACCTGTAGCCTTGAACACACGAGGCACGTAGAATGCGAATGAGCATTGGAACTCGCCAGCCTTAGGCACTGCACCCAGCGCATTTTTCTTGCCTGTGGTGCTATAGGTAGGATTGGCGCCGAACTCGTAGATATCGAAACCGTACAGCTTACCGACCTTGCCGTCATTGCGGTCAACGTTGTACTGCTCCTTGAAAGTCTGCTCCGTCTCGAGCAGGTCGTTCACGTGATCAGTACAGAGCACAAGTCGGCGGTTGGTTGGAGGGGCACCCAGTTCATCAAGCTTTCGCTTCAGGTTCACCAGATCGTTCATACAGAGCTTAACTCGCTTGGTTACAGGATCCACGGCGCCAGACGTTACCAATACAGGAGTCTTGGCGGTGTTCTCATTGGCACAGAGCGCATGGGCAGCCTTGGCATACTTGGTGTCATTGATTGCGTTGGCGCAACTCTCCTTGACACGAGCCATCTTGGGGTAACTCAGGGCATACAATTCGTCGTCGGTAACAGGAACAACCTTTGTCTGGAATTTATCGAGAGAGAAGGTCTTGTCTCCATCCTCGAGTTCCTGGACTTCGATAGGATATGTCTTGTTATTAACCAGCACCTGAGGGTCCGCACCGACATCCACCATATGAATTACATCATTATCCACGACAGAACTCTGGTCTGGCACGCCTACAAGCCAAGAAGCATCCAGATAGGCACGCAGAGCCCTGATAAGCTCTCCAGTCCATACTTCTTTAAGAACGCCTGCGTAAGCAGAACCCTTTGGCATAAACGCTCCTGCTGCGATAGCAACAAGGGAGGCAACAGCTGCACCCCAGAATGGATTATATCCCAACAAGAGTGCAATGAGAGCACCCATAATTGCATTGAACAACAATGCGGAAAACACTTTAATCAACTTATTCATAATTATAAAATATTTTTATGTTACCTTGAAATTAAGCTGGTTCGAATCCGTACTCAGCCTTGTAGAGGCGAACGAACTCATCAGGATGATTGTCGTGCAGATCCATCATTTTGCCGGATGGAACGGCACTCAGCTTCTCGTACTTGGAGAAGTCTGTTTCCTCTGCCACGATTTGGCCAGTATCGGTACGGTGCAACTGTGCGGAGAGCTTACCCTGTGGCTGCATAGCCGACAAGGTCAACTTCAATGTGTCAATACCTACCTTTTTGCCAAGCTCGACAAAATGGTTCTTCATACCGGCATCGATACGCTTCTCGCTTACGGCCTGATCCACGGCGGCTGTAATACCGGCAAGAGCAAGCGCCTCCTGCGCCGCCTTCAACTCGTCAACCTGCTTCTGGAGTGCTGCTGCACCCTCGGCCTTCAACTTCAACTCACTAACCTTCTGCAAGACGGTAGCTTCGTCAGCTGTTTCGCTAAGCCCCAGCTGAAGGGCTAAAGTTTTCAATTCCATTTCTACTTCTTTTTTAAGAGGATTAATATTACTATTTAACAAAGGCAGGAAAGCACTTCCGTTCTCTTCGCCTTTCATCAACGGCAACTGTTCTCCATCCGGAGAGTATAACACGATGGCGTTATCATTTCCACCGATATCAACGGCACTCACCTCGAAGAGGCGGCTCTTGGTAATTGTCTGCGCAGTCTGTCCTTCCAGCACAAGACTCTTATCATCGGAAGTCTCCAGGATCTGCAAGTTGGCGCTTACCATGCGCATCGACCCGAACTCATACTGTTTCTTCAGCCGCTGGCTCAGCTCAGTGGCTCCGTCAAACTCGATTTCTCCAGTCAGCTCTCCGTTTTCCACCTTCAGGTTCTTCACCAGCCCGACTACACCTTGACTGCGGTCATGCATATACAGTAATACAGGATTGCGCTCGTACTGTGTCAGGTCAATACCTGATGTAATGATGCGCGTACCATAGCAGTTCACGCTCTCATCGTTAATTCTAACTTTCTTTCCCATTTGCGATTCGTTTTTGAATTTCGACTGCAATATTACGAACTTTCCACGAACCCTCCAAAAAACGCTGCAATCGCTTCATAAAGGTATGCAATCATTTCATACTTTTTTGGCAGACTCCCTAAAAAATGCCAATTTTGCAGTGGGTTTCAACATAGCCCGCCATTTTATTCACATTAAAACACAGTTATAACATGACAAAAGCAGAATTAGAAAAGAAGAAAAAACTCGCCAGAACATTATATATGGCAGGCAAGGATCAGAACGAGATAGCAGACCAGATAGACATCTCCCGTCAGACTCTCTCTAAATGGGCCAACCAGGAAGGATGGAAGGAGCAGCGGGCTGCCACAAGCGTGACCCGCCCGGAGCTGGTAAACAAGCTGCTCCATAGCATCGACACCCTCATTACCGATGTCAATGCTTCCGGTGACGCTGCGAAGATTGCCGGACTGGGTGACAAGCTGGCTAAAATGTCAGCCGTTATAGAGAAGCTTGACAAGAAGGCTAACGTAGTAGATGCCATCGAGGTATTCATGGCATTCAGCAAATGGATGCAGTTCCGGGCACAGAACGACCCGAATATCACACCGGAACTTCTCAAGACATTTAATTATTACCAGGATCTCTTCATCTCTGACAAGATGCAGAACGGTTTTTCCTGCGATCTTTAATACATATATATAATGGCAACACTAGCAGAAAAGAAAAAGGCCATAGAGGAATGGAAGGAGCACTGCAAGCAGATTGCGGCGCTCACAGATACATCGCTCATGGCTCCAGAAGGCAAGAGCGAGAAGGAAGCTCGCATCCACAGGCTACAGCAGAACTATGCTGCTTTCTGCGAGTATTACTTTCCTCACTTCCTGCAACTCAAGGACAAGACTACCGGAAAGGTGATCCGCACTATCCACAATGCGCCATTCCACAACCAGGCGGCAAGCAAGGTCAAGCGCACCGCTAACCTGAAGGCTGTATTCATGTGGCCGCGCGGTCATGCCAAGAGTACCCACATGGATGTATTCACCCCCTTGTGGCTCATGTTCCAGCCGCTACGCCTGATAAACTTCATGGTAGTAGTCGGCAAGAGTGAAGATGCCGCCTGCCGCCTCCTTGGTGATATCCAGGCAGAACTGGAGTACAACGATCGCCTCAAGCGTGACTTCGGAGAACAGAAGCCTGCCGGAGGAGACTGGACCGACGGAGAATTCAAGGCGAACTGCGGTGTCAAGTTCCTGGCATGCGGTCGCGGTCAGAGTCCCCGAGGTCTCCGTGATAGGGAAGCCCGCCCTGATTACATCGTCATCGATGACCTTGATGACGATGAGCTCTGCAAGAACGAAAAACGAGTTCGTGAACTTACATCCTGGGTAAAGTCTGCCCTCTTCGGTTCTCTCGATGTAGGCCGCGGCCGTTTCATCATGGTCGGCAACCTGATTTCCAAGAACTCCGTACTCTATAACATCGCCAATACCAAAGGTGTTTTCTTGAGTAAGGTGTATGCCGTAGATAAGAACGGAGAACCGACATGGAAGGAGAAATGGACACGGGAGGAGGTAGATGCTTACCGGGAATTCGTTGGTTACAGGGATTGGAATAAGGAGATGATGCATAACCCTATCATCGACGGTTCTATCTTCCGTCACGAATGGATCAAGTATAAGCGTATGCCTAAACTCACCAAGTATGATGCCCTGGTCTGCTATACAGACCCATCCTGGAAATCCACGACAGCCAACGACTACAAGGCGTGCAGACTCTGGGGAAAACTGGGTAGCGAACTTCATCTGATAGACTGTTTCGTGCGTCAGGCTACCACCGGAGAGATGGTAAGATGGCAATACAACCTCTATGAAAGAGCCATGGAGCAGGGAGCCAGTATCCAGTTCTATATGGAGTCGAATCTGATGCAGGATACGGCTCTTGATGAATTCTACGAGGAAGGAGAACTTCGGGGCTATCAGCTTCCGATATCTGCTGATAACCGGAAAAAGCCCGACAAGCTACAACGTATCGAGAGTGTCGCCCCTTTATGGGAACGAGGCTTGGTGTTCTACAACGAGAACCTTAAAGACTCAGAGGATATGCAGGTGGGAATCGAGCAGACGCTAGCCCTGGAACACGGAAGCAGAGCACACGACGATGCTCCGGATGCAGACGAGGGAGCCATCTTCATCCTTCAGCGACAAGGACGCGTCGATGCTTTTGAGCCACGCATAGGCAAGAGGAGACCTCCTAAAAATGGTTGGTAATTAAAAAGTATTTTATATGTTTATTACTCAAGAAGATTTCAAGGTGGTGGCTTCTGAAGCCGCACTCAAGGTCATCACCCAGGCAGACGACGCTAACGCCGACAATGCCATTCAGGAAGCGGTGGAAGAGATAGCAGGCTATCTCCGTCCTAAATATGACTGCGACAAGGTCTTCTCCGCCATAGGAAATGACCGCAACCGACAGATAGTGATGTATGCGGCGGATATTGCTCTCTATAATATGATAGCAGCACAACCGCAGAGAATGGGCAGTGATGTGCGCAAGGAACGCTACGAACGTGCCATCAAGTGGCTAGAGGGAGTTGCGGCTGGCAAAATTGTCCCGGACCTGCCGATAGCCACTGACGAGACTACAGGTGAGTCTAACACTAATGGCGTTAAGTGGGGGAACGGCCCTAACCGCCACTCCTGGTAATCCGTATTCAAGTTTAATATTCAAAAATAAAGCAAGATGAATCTATTTGACAAGACATTACAGGGCATCTACGACATCCGGCGTGCCGTCAAGGGTGAGCCACGGATGCTGCATACCAAGTTCGGAGACATCATCCTCGCCGACAAGACAACCCGCAGAAATGCCCAGCATATCATATCCAAGCTTCAGCGCACCACCGAAGCTCTTACCAAGAGTGATATCCAGAAATGGCGCAAGGCTTGGCAGCAGGCTATCAGCATAGAAAGTCCAAACAGACAGATGCTCTACGATATCTACAGAGATACCGCCACGGATGCCCATGTTACCGGATGTATTGGCCAGCGCACAGGCTTCGTCCTTTCCAAGTCTTTTAACATCGAAGATAAAAGCGGCAAGCCTTGTGATGAACTCAAGCATTATTTCGACCAGGAATGGTTCTACGAATTATGCCGCCTTATTCTCGATTCCATCTATTATGGGCATTCCCTGATAGAACTGGGAGATATCGGGAAGGATGGAGACGGATGCCCTTGCTACTCGGAAGTAAAGCTTATCGACCGCAAATTCGTGATTCCAGAACATCATCGTGTAGTCACAGACCTCGGACAGGATTGGACTACAGGAATAGACTATAGAGAGCCGGAATGGTACAACAACCTTATCGAGGCAGGAAAACCTGATGATCTCGGACTCTACCTCAAGGCTGCACTCCACGCCATCCCGAAAAAGAACGTTCTCGCAGCATGGGATGTCTTCAGTGAGATTTTCGGAATGCCTATGCGAGTAGCCAAGACTGCTTCAAGAGACAAGTCAGACCAGCAGCGCATCGAAGAAATGCTCAAGGGTATGGATATCGCTCCATGGGCATTATTCCCCGAAGGAACGGATATCCAAATCATCGAAAGCACCAAGAGTGATGCGTTCAACGTCTATGACAAGCGCGTGGATCGTTCCAACAGCGAAATCTCCAAGCTTATCATCGGGCAGACAATGACTATCGAGGATGGCAGCTCCTTATCCCAGAGCCAGACTCACCTCAAGGTGTTTGAAAACCTGGTCGAGAGCGATGCGAAGATGCTGGCAAGCATTATCAATAATCAGCTCATACCTCGTATGATCCGCCACGGATATCCGCTTCAAGGCTACCACTTCTCGTGGGACAAAAGCGTAGATTATACACCGGAACAGCAGATGGAATACGAGAAAATGATCTCTGACCGTTACGAAGTGGATCCAAAGTATTTCGCAGACAAATACAACATGCCTGTAGGCGAACGCATACAGCAGCCTGGATTGCAGCTCTCCAGACCTTTTTTCGACTAAGCCCCGATGACTATAAGGGGCTGCACAGCCGATACGAATCCATCATTGGCAAAATGAATATCCAGCTCACGTCAGCCGATGAGAAAAAACTGAGATACCAGGAAATATCCTCCAGTTTCGACAAGCTGATGAAAGCGCTCTTCCGTCAACACGGCGCACACCTGGATATTAATATCCTGTCAAGCAACGAGGCCATGGATTTTATTCAGGAACACACCGATATCCTGGATTCCAGTTTCGAGAAGGTGGAAATGACCGAAAAGATGCGAGAGCGGTTAACCCGCTCCAACTATATCTTCTCCGGCATGAAAACCTTCCACGAGCTTAACGAGGCATTCCCTAGCTTGCTTGATGAGAATGGAGATAGAAAACCGTTCGAACGTTTTTTGAATGATGTACGGAAGATTAACGAAACCTACAACAGGAACTACCTTCGGGCAGAATACGGTTTCGTACAGTCTTCTGCTACCATGGCCGCTAAATGGGAACGCTTTGCCGAGGATAGTGACGAATACTATCTCCAGTATAGAACTGCCCATGATGACAAGGTGCGACCGGAGCATGCTGCTCTCGACAGAGTAACACTACCGATGAGTGACCCTTTCTGGGAGAGCTACTACCCTCCAAATGGATGGAACTGCCGCTGTACGGTGATCCAGGTTCTCAAATGGAAGTATGATGCCACGCCTCATGGTGAAGCGATGGACAGAGGAAAAGAAGCCTTAGACGGAGAGCGCTTTAATATTTTCCGGTTCAATAGCGGAAAGCAGGGCAAGGCGGTTCCTGACTACAATCCTTACACCATCAAGAAGTGTAATAGCTGCGATGTAGCGAAAGGTAAGAACGTCAATCTGGCACTTCCGGACAATCAGTTGTGCGAAGCATGCAGAAGGCTACACAAATGCGCTATGAACACTGAGGCATCACGGCTCTGTACCGAGAAGAAAGGTTATATAAAAGAATCCACCAACTTCACAAAGTCTTCCAATTCCTTACAAACAGGAAAGTATTTTCAGACCAGAGACTCTCTAGAACTTGGTCTCAAGCATGCCCGTACGATAGAAGAAATCAACGCCTTCAAGTGGATAGCTAGCCATCTGGACCAACTCTCTTTCATACGTTTCAGCCCACTGGGAGAAGTAAAGGATATGACATCCGAAAAAGACATCAAGAATGTAGAGAAGAAGAGAAAAAGAGGCGCCACTGGTTACAATGAGTACGAGATACATATTGACGGCGAAGTCTGGAAGCTGAAAACAGAAATAAGGAAAAATAGTAGGGAAACACTCTACATAGCATTCAAAAAGAAATAACCCCAGCGTTTCCTGCGGTCCTTCACATGGGCCATTAGGAAACACCAGGGTTATCCGGATGCAAAGATACAACAAATATTTTAAACTAGCAAGAAAATGAGAAAAAAATCAAAATGGCGAGTGTCATCACGACACCCGCCATTTTCTTTTAAATAGGGGGTGTAATTTAAACTGTGTCAAGGCTTGTTCTTAACTTTCATTCCCACTCCCTGCTGGGGGCA